CTTAGTATAATATGAATATTAATAGGAGATTATTATGACCATACAACGAAATGGTACTAGCAGACCAGGCGAAATGCTAACTGGAGATCTAGAATTTTTCACAGCATATTCACTAGTTGACGTATCAGACAGTGCAGTTTCAGATCCAAATGACGCAGATGTCGACGGATACAACCAAGCACAAAATTTAAATGTATTATTACAAACATTGGGACTAAGAGCCCAAGCAATTATCAGTAGTGTAACTAAACGCACAACACAGGCGATGGCCGACTATAGTTTTGGTACTGACTATACTGGAAACCAGACTATGTGGCTTGTAAAATTTGCCACTGAGTACAAAGGTGCCTGGGCTAAAGACGCAGATCTCACATACCATTTGGTACAGGATTGTAACAATGTTGCAATCACAACATCATTAGATGATACAGCTACAATTACTCCCAAGCAATTTGATACAAGTAATGCTGCAAAGAAAAATTTATACTTTGTCCGTAATGATGTAATCTAATACAATATCTAGTAGTTTAATTATTCGCCGAACACCTATAAATAGGTGTAAGGGATTGATTCCCTTTCGGCTAAGCGAATAGGCACACTTTCATAGGCAACAGAATACGGAGTCGGTCACTAGCCTCCGTTAACAAAAGGCCAAAATAACAATACTCACACTATTGTAACATCGATATTATTCGATGAAGACAAAATAGGTAAGAGAAATGTCACAACTGGAAAGAGAAAACCTTGAAGCACATGTAGACCTTTGTGAAGAGAGATATAGAGTGTTGGAAGAAAAAGTTAATAGAGTTGGAGATGGTCTTGACCGTCTGGCAACTGTCGTCGCCGAAATGCGCGAAGAAAATATAAAGCAACATCAAAGTAGCAATAAAGTAATTATTATGGCTGCTGGTACAGTTATCAGTGGTTTATTGGGAACTATCGTAGTCGTCCTAATGGCCTTTCTATAAAACTCCTTGTAATTTGTCATAAAGATAAATATATGCAAGGAGTTTTTTTCTATGCAATTAACCGAACTATATGAAAGCACAAGCACATCTACAGTATTAGAGGCCAAACTAGTTTGGGCCCGTACTGGAAAGAGCTTGACCCGTAAATATCGCTGTACAGTTGGTAAACGTAAAGGCAGAGTTGTTGCTAGCCCAACGCAATGCAATGCTCCAATAGACTTAAAAAAGCGTTTTACACTAAAACGAACAAAAGCAATGAAAGGTGCCCGTATGGCACGTAAGGCAAAAAGAACTAAGAAGTTTAACCCAGCCAGTAGAATGGTAGCAAAGTTGAATAGAAGATGAAAATATTTGAAGGTATGGAACAATACGGACATCAGATGCATTTAGCCATAAAGGCGATGTTAAAAGATGTACTGGTAATGGATTTAAGTGACGAAGAAGCTCGTACACTTACTGATAAACTTGGACTCAGTGATGTGTTGGAATTAGACACGGCATTAGATGACCACAACGAAGAAGCAATTCGCGACATCATAAGTAAACATATGAGCTTGGAAGAATACAGCTTGCCTGGACGGAGTGGACTACAAAGTGCCGCAACAACTAGGCCCACAGCACAAAAAACTGGCGGAACAACTGCGTCGACATCAATGACAAAACCAGTTGCTGGCGGAAACAAAACTGCAACAGGTGGCGCAGATGAAATTGGACAAGACGATAATTCAGACGCTGAAGCTGAGATTGTAGATCGTGAAGCTGAGCTTGCAGACTTAAAAAAGAAGGCAGGCATCAGATGAGAACAGTTATCGTAAGCGGCGGCATCGAAACATTTGTTACACTACAAGAAGGCGTTTGGCTTGACACATATACTGATGTTAAAGTGTACAAAGATAATTTAAACGAACGTGAACGATACATGGCAAAAACGCTGTGTAAAAAAGGCATCCTAAACCTACATGTTAGGGAAGGTAAAACATTTTATACTAGAAACACTAATAGGTTAATATCATGAAAATTGACTACAGCAATACAGAAATAATGGCTGCACTCTTGCGCCGTCTAGAAACCGTCACAACTGACAGTGCTAGACAAATGATCGCAGAAAGCAGTACCTGTGCCGACACATATTTGGCACTCAACACACATCGGACACAAACTGGTGTAAGTGTGGGGAATTTCAACATTGTTGTTGAAAAGGTCAACATGGATGGACTAAAAAAGAATTACTATACTATTGTTGATACAGAATGCGATGAGGTACTTTATCGTGACCTAAGTCTATTTGAAAGTGCCATGAGTATTGCAAAAAGATTAATGTTCAACAAGAGAACTACTGATTGTGCTTCAATACAATCAATGGATAATAACTACGATAGTTATATCCGCGAAGCTTATCAATATAAGCAAAAACTAAAGCATATTAGCGATGATAATTCAAAGCGTGATGTGTTTGAAGCCAAGTACAGTAATGTATTGGGTAAATTAAAAAATACTAAAGAGAAAATTCTAGAAACTCTATAAATACAGTAAACTAAACGGAGATCGAACCATGTTTTTACAAGATTTTGAAACAAATGAGACCAAGTTCGGAAAAATGCAGCGGTACTTGAAAGAGAACCACGGCTACGAACTTGATATGAGTGCAATGACTGCAACAAAAGTCGCAGACATTATTACTAGCACAACAACTAAAATGAAAGTAACCGAAGACTCAAAAGAGTACGCTCGGTTACATATGATTGCTGAAAGCCTTAAATTATGGACACCAGCACCAATACAAACTGAACTAACAGATTATGTTAGTGAAGCTGTAGATGACGAAGCAGTTGAAGGTGCAAAGGTTATTTTAGCCGCACAAGAAATGAACGACGAGCTACAGAAAATGGTAGAGCGTGTTGCAGAGATGCAAGTGCAAGACCTTATTCCACTAGTGGATGCTATGAAAGCAGAACTGGGTATGGAACAAGCAGAAGCATTTAATAATGCTGCTGATACTGCACTGGGCGGATTGTTAGACACTGTTAAAGCCACTAAAGAAGCAGTTGAAAATGCTATCTTGGGCGCACAGGGCATAGCACCAGCAGTTGACATGGAAATGCCAGCCGCCGATATTGGTGTTGATGATGTTGACATGACTGGCATGGATGCTGATGCACCAGACGATGATGCATTTGGTGGCGATGATGCTGCTGTGGGCGTTGATGAGCCAGAAGGGCGTGAACTAAAAGCTGAATCAGCTGATGTGTTTGACTCAATGCTGGAAGACCTACAATCAAAAGTTAACGAGAATGGCGAAGTAAGTCGTGCTGATCTTGAAGGCGCACTAGCACAGTTTAGGTCAAAATGATATGAGAGTTAAGCAGTTAGTAGAAAGTAATTATGAAGGCGAATTAGAAGATACTATTGTAACACTTCTAACAGCCATTGGTGCGGAGGGGCTTAACACAGTTGATACTGATCAACTTATACTCGATCTCCAAAACCAAGGGTTCAGTATTAACAAGAACAGCCTTTTCTCAACACTAAACGGCTTGCCGATAGTTGCTAATGCTAACAGCGAAACAATTCAAATTCGCGGCGCAGATATGACACGTGCCGCGGATTTAAAAACACGAACAAGAGAAAAAAGCAAAGTTACAAAAGATGCTCAAAAGCAGGCTAAAAAGGATCTAGGATTATGACATATCAATTAAACAAAACACAGGCCCGTAGCCATGCCAGGAGCGCACTTAATATCTTTGACGAAGTTAATTCAGTTATGCGTAAAGTTATCGTTGCCAGTGACGCTGGTCTCTACAATGTGACAGTGGACGATGGCACTACAATGACAGAAAGTACACCAGTGATTGTTATTACTGGCACAAAAGCCACTCCAGTTATTACTGGTACACCAACAGTAATACTAGGCGGTACTACTATTACATTGGGCACAACTGGCCTAAGTTTAAACGCAGTTATAGCTGACATCAATGATGCGGCGATTACAGGACTGGTAGCTAGCAAAGACACCAGTGATAAACTTGTGCTAACATATACTGCACCAGCCGCCACAACTTGGTCATTCACCATTGGTGCTGGTACTGCAAACACATTCCTCGGATTGGATGCAGCCGCAGGTACAACAACAGCTACAGATCCCAGCAGTGTAACATATAACAATGTACACACTGGCGCAGTAACTGATCGCAAGAGTGATGATGAGATGACGCAAGTCAGATTGTATTTTACCAACTTGGGCTACAATATCCAACAGCAAACAAACACTGTTACTGGAAAAACCTTTAAATGGATAATTTACTGGTAGACAACCAATACACCTTATGTTATAGTATATTTGTAACATAGGAGTATTACACATGTTAACTGCAACGCAGACCGCATATCGTTCATCAGAATTAGAAATCCGTACTCAAGCACTTCTTCGTGCCAGTCAATTACCACGTGGATCCGGCTTAACATATTATTACATGTGTCCAAAAAACAAAGCTAAAAATATAGTAGAAGTAGCATACCTTGCTTATGCACTGCTACTTACAAAATTATGCAACCCAACACAAACCGAAACACTGTTAACAGTAATCCAAACTATGTGTGAACGAGGTGTACTGCTCACCGGAACAGCAAACCAACAATCCCATGCAAAACGTATTTTAATTTCTACTAAAAATCGCTCATCAGAAGAAGTTATGCACCGTCCATTCTTTGGAGAATATCCAGTAAGTGCTCATTTACAATAAAAAGTTATTGACATTGCATACTGTTAGTGTTATACTACACATATGTTAACGATAAATCAAAAATACCCGTATAAAGAACTCAAGCGTACAGAAGTAGACGGTAAACGTCTATATCAAAATCCCTATGGCGATCCTGTACCCAGTGTAACAACAATCCTAAGTGCTACCCAGCCCACTGAAAAGCGTCAAGCATTAGCTAACTGGCGTAAACGTGTGGGCAAAGACGAAGCACAGCGCATTACAACAACTGCCGCAAATCGTGGCACTGTTATGCACAATATCCTAGAACATTGGGCGTTGGGCGAATACGACACTTACAACCCTGGTAATAACATTGTTCACCAACAAGCTAAAGCAATGGCACAAGTTGTTGTTGATAATATTGAAAATGATGTTAATGAAATTTGGGGGACAGAAGTAAACCTATGTGCCGCTAATTTGTATGCAGGTACTACAGACTTGGTTGGTATGTACAAAGGCAAACCAACCATTATGGATTTTAAGCAAACCAACAGGCCTAAAAAGCGTGAATGGATTGAAGACTACTTCCTTCAAGGTGCCGCATATGGCATTGCACACAATGAGATGTTTGATTCAAAGATTCAGAACATTGCAATTTTTATGTGTAGTGGTGATTGTGAATGGCAATTGTTTGAAGTAGCAGACGAAGAGTTTAAGCATTATGAAACACTGTGGGCAAAAAGGCTAGAACAATTTTATAATCTTTAAGACGCATAAATATGTTTAGTGGAGAAAAAATATGGCAGATACAAGAATCAGTAAAATTCAAATTAGGCGCGGTACAATTGCAGACCTACCAATCTTATCACCAGGTGAGTTTGGGTATGCAACCGATACACAGCGACTATTTTTAGGCAATGAAGAATACACAGTTGGAACAGGAAATGCTGCACAAACAGTATTCCAGGTGCCCACTGGAGTTGATTACCCATTAACAAGCAGTAATATTACAAACCCTGCTTTGTATTTGGATAACACACTGATTAATGCGGCATCCTATACGGTTGCTGGTACTACTATTACTTTCGGCTCTCCACCAGCCGCTGGCACAATTACAATGAAGTTCAATAGCGAACTTGCCACTGTTAACGATACAGTGCGTCCAGGAAACCTACAGTTAGCTGCAAGCGCAAGTGCTGGTACTGCAACTGGGTTTGGCTTTGATACATCAATCTACGACACTGCTTTTGTCGACTACAGTATTAAACTGTCAGGCGGCACTGGATATCGTATTGGACAATTAAGATTATTGATTGACAGTACTGCCGGAACAGTGTATATTGATGATCAATACAACACGTTAACAGCAAACGTAGATGTAACATTTGCTGGAAACATTAGTGGTAGTGATTTCTCACTAACATATACCAATAACGAGACTGCAACAGCAACCCTTTATTATACTTTCAAATTGTGGAAAATGTAAATCAGCTTAGGACCATGTGGTTCGAATCTCCACAGAGGCGACTAGCTTCTTGGAGAACATTTAGACAAGGACTGGACGTCAATGATTTATCAGATACATGTCATGATGTTTGTAAGTGGTGGGGCTTTGCACCAATGAGTAATATTAGTTTGGATCCTTACGATATCCAGACTTGGCCAAGTGTGTGGGAGATGCTACACCGCGGCAACTATTGTAAATTTAGCACTGCAATTGGCATGGCATACACACTTTTTTATATAGACGAAAAGATAGAAAATCGCATAATAAGAGTGTATGATGAAGCAAATTCAGATATATATATGACAGCATTGATTGATGGCCGTTGGTTGTTGAACTACAACCTTACTGAGGTTGCAGATTGGTCGTCTGTAAAAGACAGTTTGCAAGTGCAAGAAAGTTTTTTATGTAAAGACGTAGTTGCAGCAACAAAACATAATCTATCAGTATAAGATAAGAGGAAATGAAAAACATGAGCGAAATACAAGTAATCAAACGAAACGGCGATCGAGAAGATTTAGACATTGACAAGTTACACAAAGTGGTGTTCCATGCATGTGATGATATTACTGGCGTAAGCCCAAGCCAAGTAGAAATTAAAAGTAATGTACAATTTTATAATGGCATTACTAGTGAAGACATTCAAGAAACTTTGATTAAAAGTGCTGCTGATTTGATTAGCGAAGAAACACCAAACTATCAGTGGGTGGCAGGCAGGTTAATCAACTATCACTTACGTAAAATGGTATACAACAGTTATGAGCCCTGGCATATTAGTCGGCTAATTAAAGTAAACACTGAGCGTGGCTTTTATGATCCAGAATTGGGGTCAAGCTATACTGAAGCTGAATGGGATCAGCTCAACAATTATATGAAACACGATCGTGACAACAACATTGCCTATGTTGGTATGGAACAATTTCGTGGAAAATACTTAGTACAAAATCGTGCAAGTGGTGAGATATTCGAGACACCACAGATGGCATATATGTTGATTGCCGCTACATTGTTTAGCAGTTATCCTGCTGACACCCGTATGCGTTGGGTCAAAGGATATTATGACGCAATCAGTACATTTGAAATTAGTTTACCTACGCCAGTAATGGCAGGTGTGCGTACCCCACAACGACAGTTTAGTAGTTGTGTTCTTATTGAAACTGGCGACAGCCTGGACAGTATTAATGCAACATCAAGTGCTGTTGTAAAATACGTGTCACAAAAAGCTGGCATTGGTATTGGTGCAGGTAGCATTAGAGCTATCGGAAGCCCTATACGCAAAGGCGACGCAACACACACTGGTGTTATCCCTTTCTATAAAATGTTCCAAGCGGCAGTTAAATCATGTAGCCAAGGTGGTGTACGTGGTGGGGCGGCAACGTTATACTATCCGCTTTGGCACTTAGAAGTAGAAGACATGCTTGTTCTCAAGAACAACAAGGGCACAGAAGACAATCGGGTACGTCACTTAGATTACGGTGTACAATTTAATAAACTTATGTATGAGCGTCTGTTAACTGGTGGAGACATTACATTGTTCTCACCTGCTGATGTACCAGGCCTGTATGATGCGTTCTTTCAAGACCAAGACAAATTTAAAGAATTATACGAACGTGCAGAACGAAATACCAGACTACGTAAAAAAACTATGAAGGCAATTGACTTGTTTAGTCAGTTTATTGAAGAACGCAAGAATACTGGGCGTGTATATTTGATGAATGTTGATCATGCAAATGATCATGGTTCGTTTGATAAAACAGTTGCACCAATTAAAATGAGTAACTTGTGTACTGAGATTAACCTGCCAACTAAGCCACTTAATGACATTAACGACCCTGATGGCGAGATTAGCCTTTGCACACTGAGTGCTATTAATTGGGGCGTAATGCGTACTACAGCTGACTTTAAAAATGCATGTGAACTAGCAGTACGTGGACTTGATGCACTACTGGACTACCAAAAGTATCCAGTATTGGCGGCAGAACTCAGCACTATGAAGCGTCGACCTATTGGCGTTGGCATTATTAACTTTGCATATTGGCTTGCTAAAAACGACACTACATACCAAGACCCAAATTTAGAACTGGTTGATGAATGGGCCGAAGCATGGTCGTACTATTTGATTAAAGCAAGTGCAGACTTGGCGGCTGAACGAGGCACAATTTCCGGCAACATGGAAACACTATATGGTAAAGGTATTACCCCTAACCAAACATACAAAAAAGATGTTGACGAATTGGTACCACACGTTGAACGTATGGATTGGACAGGATTGCGTGAGCAACTCAAAGCCACTGGAATACGTAACAGCACACTGATGGCTCTGATGCCAGCTGAGACTAGTGCTCAGATTAGTAACAGTACAAATGGTATTGAACCACCACGTAGTTTTGTAAGTGTCAAACAAAGTAAACACGGCGTACTTAAACAAGTAGTACCGGGTATCCACAAACTAAAAAGCAAATATGACTTACTGTGGGACCAAAAGTCTCCTGAAGGTTATTTAAAGATTATGGCAGTACTGCAAAAATATATTGATCAAGGCATCAGTGTTAATACTACGTACAACCCAACGTTCTTTGAAGACGAAAAGATCCCAATGAGTGTAATGTTGCAACACCTTATTATGTTTTACAAATTTGGTGGGAAACAACTTTACTACTTTAATACATTTGATGGCCAAGGCGAGCTTGACATTAACGCAGAAGACAATGAATTAGCCGCAGGTCAAATGGATGACGATGACTGCGATGCATGTGTAATATAAGGAAGAATGAACAATGAGTGTTTTTAACAGCAAAAAAGAAGGCAGCCATACTGAAGCATTGGCATTTCTAGATCCAGAAGGCGGAGTAGCTATCCAGCGTTATGATACGCTGAAGTATCGTAAGTTTGACCAGTTAACTGACAAACAATTGGGGTTCTTTTGGCGCCCTGAAGAAGTTGATGTGTATAAAGATGCAAAAGACTTCAAAGACTTAAATGATCATGAACGTCATATCTTTACCAGTAATCTAAAGCGACAGATCCTATTGGACAGTGTGCAGGGCCGTGCGCCAGCTGAAGCATTTGGCAGTCTTGTAAGTATTCCTGAATTGGAAAACTGGGTTATCACATGGACATTCAGTGAGACCATCCACTCACGCAGTTACACACATATTATTCGTAACATCTATAATGATCCAACTAAAATCTTTGATGAACTTATGGACATTCCAGAGATCATGGACTGTGCTGACGACATCAGTAAATATTATGACGACTTGATTGAACAAGCTGGCTACTACAATTTACTGGGTGTGGGCAAACACACAATTAATGGAAAACAGCGAGTTGTTAACAAATACGAACTCAAGAAAGCATTGTACAAAACTATCATGAGTGTAAACATTCTCGAAGGTGTTCGCTTCTATGTATCGTTTGCATGCAGTTGGGCGTTTGCAGAACTTAAAAAGATGGAAGGTAACGCTAAGATTATTAAACTAATCTGTCGTGATGAGAACCTACACTTGGCAAGTACACAATACTTGTTGAAGATTTTGCCAAAAGACGACCCAGATTATATTAAGATTGCAAAAGAGTGCGAAGCTGAAATGATCCAAATGTTTGTTGATGCTGTTGATCAAGAAAAAGCATGGGCAAAGTTTTTGTTTAAAGACGGCAGTATGATCGGTCTTAACGAGCAGTTGCTTAGTGAGTTTGTGGAATGGATTGCAAACAAGCGTATGACGGCTGTTGGTTTACCAAGCCCATACAAAACACCACAGGCAAGTCCACTGCCATGGACACAAAAATGGATCAGTGGAGCAGATGTACAAGTAGCACCGCAGGAAACTGAAATCAGCAGTTATATTGTTGGTGGTGTTAACAAGGATGTAGGCGAAGATACATTCAAGGGCATGAGTTTATGATTGAAATATACGGCAAGCCACAGTGCCCTTTTTGCGATATGGCAAAGGCACTGTGCGAGTCTCGACAGTTAGAGTATACCTATAAACAATTAGGTACGGACTTTACTCGAGAAGAAGTACTGGAAAAGTTTCCAGGAGCAAGGACGTTTCCACAGATTAAAGTAAATGATGAAAACATCGGCGGATACGACAAACTGGGTACATACCTAGAAGATACTAACTACAACGGAACAGGATGGACACTATGATTATTATTGATGTTAAGAAACAGGGCGATGTTGTCGCACTTAAACTTGCAAGCGGTGAGGAAATTATCGGGCTATGGCAGGAACAAAACAACGGCAGCATCCGCATGCGAAAGCCTCTTGCTATTGTAATGACAGAAAACGGCCCAGCAATGGCCCCGTATTTTGCGACAGCAGATGTTATGTCTGACTCGCCAGAGATTGATTTTAATGAAAATGCAGTTGTTGCAACAACGAAAGCAGCAAAACCGTTTAAAGACGCATATATGCAAGCAACCACTGGTATCGATACCAGTGCAGAAGGTTCTAAACTTATCATCTGATAAATATCATTAGAAGATAGGAAACGATTATGCCAGCAGTACATAGAGATACAGATTCAAGAAGTTGCGGGGCAAGTACAATTGCCGCTAGTGAACGTGTATATACAAATAGCTTATTAACCGCGGTTGACTCCAACCCCAATAGTCATGGTGGCGGTAATTTAAACGCAGCCAATCCCAATGTCTATATTGGAGGCAAACTTACAGTTATTGTAGGCAATAGCAGTGGGGCAGATAGTTTATGTCCTATTCCAGGTGGATCACATTGTAACCCAGGCGCTACGTCTGGCAGTAACAATGTGTTTATTGGAGGTTAACCATGGCATCAACAGATTTTCCCAATGGTGTGGCAAGTATAAATGAATACTTAGATACCCGACACCACACTAATACTGACATTCAGGGACAAATAGGCGAAAATGCAAAAGTTGTCGTCAAGAGTCAAAATGATGTCTCATTGCGTGAGATTATATGTAACTTATTGGCTGGCCGTGGTATCAAGCTACCAAACATACAAGTATGTTTAAGTGTAAACCTTAAAGCTATACTAGGCGTACCTGGCATACAGGCAGAACTTCTAGATGCATTAAATGAACTTGACAGTGAATTTGACAAGTTTATGACGCACACTAATATTGAAGAGACACTTGGGCGTATCAACAGTGCCCTTGCAGAAGCAACACAAATATCAAACATGATTAATTTTTGTGCCACTCCAATTGAACCAATTGCAATCCCAAATTTACTTGAGCAGACCATGGACAGTTTCCTTGGCGCTGGCAAAGACCTTGTGAACGCCATTGGTAATATGATACCAGACCAAGTTGGCGGATGTCTTGGATTTAGTGGACAGGAATTTAATTTAAATCTGTTTAACGGCGGTATACTTGGTGATATAGCAGGCAACTGGAATAATATCAAGAGTGGACAACTAACACAAAACCAACTCAACAGTCTAGTATCGACCATTAACAGTACAAAATCTGATCTGGCGTCACTAATGGATCGTGAAAACAATGTTGTTGGCACTGAGGGTGTATTGGGCGGCAGTATGTTTAGTAATGATGTTAGTACAACCACTAGCACTGACATGGGGCTGATGCATAACGCTGATGCCGCTGGTATACAGGGCAATACACGACTAGCAAGTCAATTAAAAGCACAATACGACAGATTAGCTGGCTATCCAGTAGTTGACAAAAACGGTAAGGTATATCGGAATATATTTGAACTA